ACACCTTTTAAAGGTTGTCTACCTACGTACACACTACCTAAACGAGATTTAGCTGTTACTCGTACCTCTTTAGGTAAATGATTCATAAGTTCTTTTCTTCTTAATGTTATTGTTTTTTTCATAATATAGTTCTTTTAAAGTTTAAATTAGGTGGATGTAAAGAATAACTCTCCGATATAAAAAAGGTATTTAGGGGAGGAGCAAAAGCTCCAACCCCAATACCAAGGAAACTAAATAATAGACTAAGAAGCAACGCAACTTAGATCCAAACTAGTGTCGAAACGTCTCAACACTATACCTGCAGTCTTAAGCATGTGTACAGATGCACCATCAATATCTGACGCTCTAGAATCTGATTGATCAAATCCTTTAGGAGCTACAGATCCTGAAACTGCCCATCTTAAATACTCACGACCTTTTTTGTTGATCATTTGCACATTAGATTGACCATCATAATTTGATTGGTCTACAAACACCATTCTGTAAGACTCCATAGAGTATCCAGACGTAGGGTGTTTAGCTCTAGCTTGTGCAACTGGTCCATGGTCAAACATTGGCACTTTAACAACATTTACTGTATGCCCATCAATATGGTCATAAGAAGTAAAGTAACCGCTCATACCTAATGATCTACCAGATCCAGTGATGAATTTACTGTCCGCATTAACAGTCCAGTTTGCTGTATTAAAACCTCCTGTATGTGCTTTCAATGCTTCATCAAATTCTCTAGCTCCACCAATACCAGTATAAAGAGTTATTTGTTTGTTAGTCGCGTCAGTCATTCCATAGAATAAATCACCGATTACATTTTTCAATTTAGATTCAGTCATAGTTGAATATGTATCTTTGTTGATGATTTGTTGTAATAGACCAGGTCCAGTAATTACTGGCTGTCCATTCTCATCTTTCATAGCTGTTACACCATTGTTATCGTAAGTTTTCTCACCATACCAATAAAGTAATTCACATTCTTCTTTGAATCTTAACATATGTTGGTACTCTTCGTAATCCATCCAAAGTTTAGTAGTTTTTCCTCCTTTCGTTGGAAGAGAGAATTCAGCTACATAATCTTTAGCATTACCAGCAAAGTGGTAAGATTTTCTGATTGTACCAATTTTATTACGAACTAATCCCGGAGTTGACCAGTTAGAAGCATTACCTCTAGAGAAGTCTAATCCTACATTAGCATATAATTGAGCCCACATCGCACCCGCAGCAGTTTCTGCTGATGTTAATGTTGCGCTAGCATCTGGATCAATTAATTGTAAAGTGTATTCCCAGTTACTACCTACCTGTACAGGTGCAGACATAATTCTAGCCTGTGTACCTTGTTCAGATATTAATGTGTAAGGGAAAATAAACCATTTGTCAGGAAATACAAGTTTAAAAGGAGCTCCACCAAGACCTAGACCCGTACTCGAAACTACTGGACGGATATTAACCTCGTGAGTCTTCACTCTATACTCGTATTCGTATCTGTCAATCGATTTTGAGTTACCAACACCCTCAGTAAGCATAGTCAAAGGAAACCTTCGATCTTCTTTACCTGCTAAGTGCGTAATAACTGGGGAAAGCTCAGTTGGCTTTTCCATCAACGCATTTGCCAAACTATTCGAGTCTGTCATTTGCTGATCGTTATAAAACGTTTTTAATACTTGCATAATTTATTTATTTTTAAAAAGTTAATAGGATCTTGTTTAGAGACTCAGATCCAACGAGTCTATATCAAAGCTTCGACTTGAAGAGGACTTACTTCTTGTAGACTTAACCTTATTTTCATGGCTCTTTATTCTACTTTTTAAAGTTTGTACACTTTTAGTCTGGGCTTTTTTATCTATTACTTTACTAAGATCAAAACCATTATACATCATCCAGTCTATAGCTAATTTAACATCCATATCTGCATTCATATGATCTAGATCTCTTTGTGTATATCCTTCCTTTGACACAGGGTTAGATATATACTTAAAGAATTTTTTCTTTTCTCTACTTGGAACATCAAGTCCAGCAAATTTTTCTGCGGTATCAACTTTAGCATACACTTCATCCCACATTTGCTTTTGTTCTTGCATTTGCTCTTCTTGAACTTTCTTTTGTTGTTCCATCATTTGAGTACGTTCCGTATTTTGTAGTTTAGACAAAGCTTCTTTAGCTTGCTTTGCTTTACTATACAGTTTGTCTCCATCATTATAATCTCCTAAAATTTCAGAGATAAAAGAATCTTCATGTCCTTTTTTTCTGAAGTATTCAACCAATACAGCTTTTTGCATAGCAACATCTTTTTCATTTAGCATTAATTTGCCATAATCTTGTGATGGAGAATAAGCAGTCATAAACTGTTGAGAATCTCCCCCACTTAATACATATTCTAAATGTTGTTTAATTAAAGGGAATGACTCAAACATCTCATTCATTTTGTCTTCTGCCATTTTCTCTGATACAGCTTGTGTCATTTTTGTTAATCCTTCAGGCGTATCTTCAAAAGTTTGATCAAACTCATATCCAAGTTTTGATAAAACTTCTTCAACAACTGTACCATCATCTGATACTGGCACATCATCACTTTCTTCTGTTGGTGATTCTACTTCTTCTTTTTTAAGTTCAACATCTTCATCTAACTCAGTATCTACTGGTTTAGAATCTTCAGATATTTCTGCTAAAGGTTGTTCTGATTTTACTTCTTCTACTTCTTCTTTAGGCTCTTCTTTGATCTCCTGCGTTTCAGGAGTTACGTTAACGCCTTCACCGATGAAATCATCAAAGGTAATATCGTCTAAATTTAGTTTTTCATTAGGGTTTTCCATAGTTGCAAATTTAATTAATTATTTAGTTAGTTTTATGTTTAATTGGTATTTCTATTTTCTCTATATTATATAACACTTAGCCCATTGTTTATTGTCCTGAATTGTAGTCATTCCACAGCCCTGAAAGGGTTCTATATCCCTTAGCTCCGGAATTAAGCAGCATCATATAAGGGTTTTTACTATTAGTAACACCACTTACATAGTAAGGTGTTCCTTTGGAAGACATAAATTCTCCTGCTTGATAATCTTTCATACCCCCTTTATATACATCTCTAGCCGTTGAGCTAAATGGTAATCTTGCGTCTAGAATATCAAAAGTAGTGTTTTGAGCATCTTTCCATGTTACACCCTCCTTAGAAAACAATCCTCTACCAGCAAAATCAGCTGTAGAATACATTGCGGTTGGTAATGCTGCAAGTTTACTACTATAATAAAGTGAATTACCTGTGCCTGCAATTCTTGACTGCCACGGATTCAGGTACGACGCTTCTTTACCTCCTTTGTTTATTAGTTGACCATATCCTTTTTTTAATCCTGACCAGTTTGATTTAATTGTATTTTTAGTCATATTGACTGTGCTATTTGCTAAGTTTTTAGGGGCATTCCTAACAACATTTTTCACGATGTTAGGTGCTTTTGTATATGCACCTGCTCCTCCTACATATGTTAAAGGATCTGTACCTGCATTTATTAAAAAGTTTGCAAAGTTACTTCTATTTTCATGTCCGGGTATAACTTCAGCTGACGTTGGATTTGTATCCGTCATATATCCCAGATCATTATAATCAGTTCTAAACATCAAAGGTCTCATATCTACCTCTTTTGAGCCGTCTCCAAACGCTTCATTCAATCCCCAAGTAACTGCTCTTGCCGGCGTATTGAATACAGCATCTATAGGAGAATATAATAAATTTCCTATAAAAGCATTTGTTTTATCCACGCCTTCTTGTGATATTCTTTGCCACTCAGCTCGTTGATCCATAAACTTTGAATACTCTGTATTATGATAATTTAAATAACTTTGATCATAATTAGGATGATGAGAAGGCATTTGGTTCAGCATTTTATGCTGTATTTCACTAGGTAATCCGTATTTACCCTGCAATCTAGAATAGGCATATGGATTAACATCAGTATAATTATGACCTCTATTAGCTGCATACCATTCCCCTTGACCTTTCCATTTTGCATCAAATGCATTTATTTCTTTTAACTGATTTGATAACTCATTTTTTTCGGTTTCATAATATGCCTCATAATCAAAATTGTCTGGATCATCAACTATAGGAACTGATGGCAACCAAGTAGGATTCAACATCCAGTTTCCAGTACCGCTTCTAACAAACTGGTCTCCACCTCCAAAAGTATAATCTGGATATTTATCTAGAAAATCAGCCCACTGCTGATCAAGTGTATTTGTAGTTAAATCAGCACCAGCAACATCTTCAGTATCTACGCCCCCCGTTTCATATTTTTTTACTCCGCCATCTCTAAACTGATAAGATTGTACTAAATCATCAAGCTCTGGTAAATCTAAAGTAGGTTGTTCACGAATAACAACTGGACGTGTATATGATTTGCGTCTTCTCATTATTTATTTTTAATTGGTCCTTTTGGTCTTACTCCTCCTTTTCTCATTTGTTGCATACCCATAAATTTATTTCCTTTTAATAATAAAGGTATAATGTTTTGAGGTATATTTTGATATATAAATGGAGCACCGTCATGAGCTTGAGCTGCATTAGCTTCTTCCATTTGTCTTAGTTGAGCTTCCATTTCTTGTTTATTTAAGGAAATATTAATATTAGCTCTAGTAGGATCAGTCTCTGTAACTCCTCCTGTAGTACCCATAAAATTTCTTAATTTACCATATAGACCAATATCCTCATTTGGATCATAAGTATTTTCTCTTTTATTAAAATCATAAAAACCTTGATCAAATATAATATTACCATCTTCTTCTCTAAAATGTTCTCCTCCAATAGTCATCATCATATTATATGCTCCTTTATCTGTATCAGAAGCTTGCATATAATGTTTTCCAGCATCTATTAAACTTTCATTTCCTCCTTGAAATTGCTTCCAAAGATTTCTATCAGATCCATAATCTTTATACTTAACCATATCATCACCTCTACTTACTGCATTTTTATATGCCATATATAATCCCAACTTCTCTTGTTCTGTCATATTATCTTGAGAGATATTTGCTCTTTGAACTAACAGTTGACGAATAGGCATTGGTAATACCCCAAACATTTTATCTCTAATAAACGGATTGAACTCGTCATTTAACCATTCTCGTTTAGTCTCTCCCTCATTTCTTGTACCTCTCAATCCAGGTATAGGTTGGCTGAATCTTTTTTCGACACCTTCTTTAATAAAATCTCCCGCTTGTCCTAAATAATTATTTATACTATTACCAATTTCATTAACCTTTGGCGTTACTTTTTCTGTGAACATTTTAAATAGATTTGTCTTATCTTCATCTGTTAAAGTCTCTGTAGTAGATCTAGGGTTTTCAATTACCTTTTTAGTATTTTCATCAACATCACCCCATGGCACATGTTTTTGTATAAATGGTAATAAAGTTTTATTTAAAAAATTATCATCAAGTTTCTTATTAAATTTATCTAGCTCACTTTCTGCTGATTCTTGCACAGTATTTGTAAGCTCATTAACTTTGTTTTTAATATTTCTACTTCGTATTTTTGCATTTTCTATAGTGTCATCTGCAACTTCGTGTAGATCATCAGACACTTCACTTAATATTTCTTTTGCTTTGTTATAACCTTTTTTACCTCCATCAAGTGTTTTTTCAACTAGGTCATTATCAAAATCAATTAACTCTCCTGCCTTATTAATTAAATCCTGCCCAAAATTTACACTCTTTTTAAAGAATCCTTCAATTTCATCTGGGATAACACCTTCTTCTCCTTTAAACCATGAAGTTTCTCCATCTTTAATATGCTTAACTTGATCGAGAGCATTTGTATTACGTAATACATTAGGATTAGCGTCATCAGTATTAACAATACTTTCTTGTAAATCTAAAGCGCTATTAGTTTTCTTTATTTGGTCAGGCCCTTCAATTGTTGTTTTTTCATTAGAAGCTTTAACGACTTGATCTTGTACTGCTTTCGTTCTATCTTCCTCGCTTTTAAAATTAGTAGTATATCTACTACCTCTCCATTTAAAAACACTACCCGCCCCAAGTGCATTTCTGCTCTCTCTAAAAGCTTCACCAAAAGAAAGTTTATCTAAATTATTTGTTGTTTTGTTTTTTGGCATCGTTCTTATTCTTTTCTTTAGTTATATTTTCTTTAGAGATATTTGCTCGTTCTGACTCTCTTTGTCCTCTTTCTTTTAATTCTATTTCTCTTTCTCGTAAGTCCTGATCTCTTCTATCTTTACCTTCTTGAGAAGCATTTTTCACCATATCACCATCTGCTCGAGCACCTGCGTTGATTAAAGCAACATCAATTTTATTCTGACGATCTTTCTCATTATTTAAATTCTCATTTTCAATCTGAGCCTTAGCAATTTCTTCAGCACTTTGAATAGCCATTTGTTTTTCTTGCATTGCTTGTTGTTGTTGAGCTTCTTGTAATTCTTGTTGAGCTTTTTCAGCCGCTCTCATTTTAGACTTAATTCCTATAAATGATTCTGACTCCATCACATCTACAACTGTTGACATTGGCATACCATTTTGAATCATACTTAATCCAAGTTGTCTAATTTGATCTAATTTATCTTGATCTCTTCCAGAATCTGATACAAAAATACCATATTCAGATTCCATATGACTCATACTATCTACATTCAAAAACTCTGTAGTACCATCTGGCATAACATAAGTAGTCTTTTTTCCTGTTAACCAAGCTTCTTTTGAATAATCTAATAATGCTTGCATATCTCTTTGCTCAAATCTTGCAAATCTTCTAAATAAATCTTCAGTAATATGAGAGGATTGCATAATAGCCTGTTGAGAAGTAGCTTTTCCTTCATATGCACCTACTTGTCCTTGACGCTGTCTGTTAACTCCGGATACTCTTTCCCATTCTATTACTATACTTTCTAATAAAGTAATATATTGCTGAATAGTTTTAATAGACATATCCATAACAGATTGATGTTGTGGATTTAATTGTATCCCTTCTTTATTATAATCTACCCAAGCAATACCTGTACCTTCTACATAGTACATAAACTTATCCATATCCCATTTTTTAGGGATCATATTAATATCAAATTGAGCAATAATATCTTTACTTCTAGCTATTGCTAACTCTAAACTATATTTATAAATATTATAAGTAAGTTGATATGGAACTCCTATACCTACTACAGACATATTAGAAGAAGGGTTTGTTGAATATACTCTTCCATTTATTGGAAGTTTACAAACTGAAGGATGATCTATAGAAGTTCTTTGATTTACAACCGGGTGTATATTTATATAATGTTTATCATCTATTCTTGTACCTTCCCAAACTTCATTTATCCATTCCCATTTAATTCTAGCTCCTTGCTCTTTCATTTCAGGAGTAATTTTATATCCATCTTCTACTGTCATTTCTTCAATAGAATTTGTTACTGGATCTACATATTGCATAAATCCAATTCTTTTTCTTGATTTCCAATATACAGTTACTACTTCAATTAATGCGTTTTTATTTACTCTGTCTTCATTATGTACAGCTGAAAAAGCAATATCAACATTTGTTCCTGTAGGATCTTCCAGATTTAAAACCTGCTCATCTGTTAAATATGTTCCAAAATTATCTATTACAGAAGATACATGCATAGCTTTTTTTACTAATGCCCAATCCCCATCTTCTACAAATTCTACATCTGGATCTTTATCATAATCAACATCTAATGGATTAAGTACCTCATAAAAAGGCTCACCATTTCTAACCCCTCTATGAGAATAACATTCTCCTGCTACTAGAAAGTGAAACCAAGCTTTTTGAAATTGATCATACATTTCACATTTTTGAAATATATAATTCATAGCTTTTTCTCCCATTATAGCTCTATTATCTACATAACTATCTTCAAATTTTCTCATTAAATTCTCAGGTAGTTCTAACTCTTCTGGATTAGCACCTTGTGCCATAGCCTCATCTCCTACTTCTTGTAGAAATCGTTGTTGGAGATTTTGATATAAAGCTTCCATCTTAGCTTGTTCTTTCATAGTTACAGCATCTGCATTCTGTACAGTAACACTATAATTTAAAGGTCTTTTAGATTTTTCTCCTAATAATAAATCTATGATTGGTTTAATGATAGGGAAATTCCTTATTTCAGAAGGGAAGTTTTTTCTACTTTTTCCGTAAGGTTTTAATACATGTTTATAATCAGAGTCATCAATGTCTCCATTATAATATCTGTAAAATCTTTCTACATCATGATCTCCATGCACATGATGAATGTCTGATAAAGCTATGTAACCTTCTACACATTGCTCTCTCCATTTTTTAGTCTTTTTGGAGATTGGTAATCTTTGTTGTGGTATTCTACTAGTAGTTTCGTTTTGTGCCATATTTAATAATAATTATTATCAAACCAATCATCTGTTGATCGATCGCTATATATATCTTGAACCTCTGCGTTATATAATTCTCGAGTATGATACATACCAATCATAAAAGCCATAACTCTATCAAAGTTACCCTTATGATTGAATTTAATCAACTCTTGTATTAATGCAGAATCATAGATTTTATGCAAATTTAGTAATTTTTTTCCATTCTCGTCTATAGTACGTACTGAATTAAGCCAGTCCCTTATATATATCTCACCTTGAAACTTCCTAGCTTCGGTCATATGCATGCCATATTGCCTTTTTACGTTCTTAGATTGCAATTCTTTCTTGTCTAACATCTCAAATTCCTGCTGTAATTTATGAAGTTTTCTATGCCTTTTTCCATAAGCAATTACTTCCTCTCTATCATTCTCAAATCCTATCTTAGCATTATAATAATCAGCTAATAAAAATAGATTACGATTAAACTCGTCAGAAGTTTCAGGTCTACCTACATAAGATGCTACAATCATATCATCTGGTTGTGATAAATTATTAGGACGCTTAATTACATACGCCGCTCCTAATGATGTAGAGTCTGCAGATTGATTTTGTCCATAGGGGTCATGACAAATTATATAAAGATTATGTGGTGTTACACCTTCAGTGTTTTTATAAGGAGATTGATAGATCACTACACATCCACTATTATCATTTTCTTTTCTGTGTGGGTATCTATCAACAGGTTTTTTATTATAGTTAGGTTTAAAATTAGGTTTACCTTCTGTGTCTTGATACATATCTCCTGGCGTACCTACAATATTTAAACCCTTGACTTTTATTAAGTTATACTGTTCTTGTAAAGATGCTACATCAAATAAATTAGAGGTTACTTGTAATGTAGCTTCCTGAGGAGAATAAGGGTGCTCTGCGATGTATTGGTCTAGTGATTTGGCATCTGCTGCACCCTTTTTCTTTTCCCTCATTTCATGTTCATACGCTACAGCTTTTTTCTCTTCCGAGTTACCATTATCATCTATAAAGCCATCTAAATTCTTTTGTATAGGGATAAAGTATCCGCATTTAGTACCTAACGCTCCCTCATCCCATATATTTTCATAGGCCATACAATCATAAGCTGCAGGATTATAAAAAATCTCTTCCATGGCCTCAAAATCTGCTCCTTCCGTACCGCCCGTTCCGAACGCTACCATCAGTCCCAGCGTTTTGCTACCCTGACGCATGGTAGGCATAGTAACCTCCCACGCTTTCAGGAGGCCAGGGAAAGAACCTGCTTCCTCAAAGAAAACGAGCTCTCCCGCCTTTCCTCTCACCTTGTCGGGTGCATCTTTCAATGAAACTCCCATAATTTGAGATTTCATACCCATCTCTATTTCAATTCCATTGATCTTCTTTTTATATCCAGACATTTTACTCATCTCTCTATCCCTTAATCTAGGTTGAGCCCATGCAGTATTATCATCTATAAAAGATAAAAAATCCCATGCTTTAGAAAGTAATCCATCCCCAATTAAATATTCTTTTTGTGCGGCAAATACAAAGTTCTTTGAATTCTTTACGAAAAAATAGTTTCTAGCCAGCATAGATCCTGCCTTGTAGGAGTATCCCTTACGTCTTGCCTTTAATACAATCATATGTCTATTCTCTGCTCTAGCTTTATCGATTTCTTGGAAGTATTCCCAATCTCCATCATAAAAAGCAGGAAATGTACGCTCACGATTAGATTGTATAGACCCATCTGGAAGTTCTTCATCTACAGCTCTATCAATAGGACAAAAGTTTAAATAAAAATAATGAAAACCTGTGACATGAAGTTCATCTATAGTATATCCATATAAACATCTCTTCCGTTCCTCGTCCCAAAAGTCAAAATACTCTTTTGTTCCCGGAATGGCATCAGTGTAATAACCATGCTCTAAGAATCTTACAGCAGAGGGTCTAACTCGGTTTATATTTTTAAACATTCACTTTTTTAAACTTTAATAACTCTGCACATTTCTCATACTCTTCTAATCCTGAAAAATGTTCTATCACTTCGTCTATCTCTTCATTGGAGATGTCTTCATGTAAGAACGGATTAAAAGGTAAAGAAAATTCTTCTAGATCCTCATCATTTAATTCTACTAATATATTATTTAATTCTAATTTACCAGTAATAACTAAATATGCATTATCCATCGCTCTATTATAAAGTTCTAAATCTTCTAAAAAATCCATATCACATACTATATTTATTAACTTCTACTCCTCCTCTATTTTTATTCCCTATCTTCTCTTCTTTTCTAACTAGTTCTTCTAGTTTAGATAAACCTTCTACAACTTTACCCATCTTTTCTAAATTATAGATCAGATCTTTTGCTGTATAGATAGGTTTACCATTATCATCCAATGAGGTTAAATCAATAACCCTTAAATATTTTTCTAATTTTGCTACTGAGGTTTTTGCTGCTTTTAGTAACTTAACTGCTGAGGTTTCTGTTAATTCATTGTATAAATCCATACAACCTTTAACTTTAGGATCAGGTTTCCATTTTGAATCTTTAAATAAAGCATCCTTAACTTGTTCATGCCTTTCATTATAATCATAAACAAAAAATGGAGAGTTGTGATTACACATATAGTAGATATAAGCTAATTCTTTCATTCCTTCTTTTCTTTTAGCAATAATACCAAACTCATCCATTGATAATGCGTATGGTGAAGGAACTGCTTTATAATCTGCTATAGTTAATAATTCATGCATTTCTTTTTACTTTATCTGCTTCCATTATCTTTATTAACGCGTTTTTATTATGTAAAGGTCTGGCGTTCTTACCTTTATGTAAATTCATAGCATAATATTCAGATGGTTTATAGATTTGTTTCACTTCTCTAATTAAACCTTTCTTATCATATTTAATGATCCATCTTTCATCATCATTTAAACTTACCCTTTTAATATGTTGTAAAAAACTCATAATTTAAATTTTTTATGTATATTTCCTGTCCTTAGGCAAATATACTTATTTTTTGTTGTAAACAATCTTCTTCTACACTCTTTATTATGAAATCCTAAAAAATGTAAGAATTTAAACTTTCTTAGTAGCTTTCGCATCTTTTAATCTTTTTATATGTTTCAATCTGTTTTTATTAACAGAAAATCTTCCAAAATAAGGTAATCGTATAGAATCAAGATCTCCTTTCTTCATTTGTTTTGACACAAATTTAAATTGAAAATTAACTATCTTTCTAACTAGATATATTGGTATATCATACTTATTAGATAAATAATAAATAATCTCTTCTTTATTTTTTACCATGTGTGGCCTCCCATTTAGGTGGGCGATCTGGACATTCTGCTGTTCCCCATCTCGCTTTCATTTCCATATTACATCCGCACAATCCACAAGAAATATTTTCTCTTAAATGTTCACAGTCATAGCACGTCTTTATACGCTTTGTATATGTATCTGCTGTAACTTGAGGCATACCATGTTTAATATACTTCCCAGACTCTTTAATGAAATTACTCAATAAAGTGGTTAGTGGTTTTTTCCCGTATTGGCTCATATTCTATTTTTAATTTAGTACACTTTCCTTCATAATCATATCCTATTATAACTATCACTACATATTCTCCTTCTAGTAATAACCATTCTTCAATGAATATATTATTTGTTGCTATTGATATTGACCTCAACTACTTTAATATTTGGATTAAGAATAGGAGTTAATACATAAAGGTTTTTAATTTTTCTTAAAGCACCTTTATCTTTTAATTTCTTAATATAGTTATTTAATGTGTTAGCGTCTCTAATATCTAACTTAGATGCAACTACCTGTTTTATTTTATTGTGGCATATACTTTTAATATCCACTGTCTTATGAATATCTATAAATAATGCTAATACCTCCAATTCTTTATTAGTTAAATTGAATATACCGTTCCATACTTGGATATACTTTAAGGTAGTATCAGCTTTAATAGTTATTCTTCTACGGTCTACTGCTTCCATTATAATACTCCTAGTACGTGAAATTCACTTACTAATACATATGATACTTCATCTATTACTATAATTTTACCTGCCACACTAGGATCTACCATTACAGTATCTCCAGCTTTAACGGATTTACATTCAGGACCTACATCCAGAACTTCTAGTATATTAGTTGTCATTTTATCAGCAGCTTCTTCGGATAGTATTATCCCGCTCTCTGTTTTTGTTTTTCTTGGATCTGGTAGTAAGATCCAATCCCTCAAGGGTTTAAAGTTAGGTTTAGTCATATTCTTAATTTAATTATTTAATTTCTTGACAAAATTATAAAAAATTTTTATATAAAAAGTAAAAATCTAATTTTTTTTAAAAAGAATATAGTTTTCCCCCTAGGTTTTTGCTCTTTCAAGTGTTGATTTCCCTCTAACAGTGCTTTCCTCATCGGAGACCCAAGGATACTAAAACTGATGTTAATTCATCGCACCTACCTATGTGCTATGTATCCTAATTAGAGTTTATACGTTACTCTTTTGCAACTACCGGAGAAAATCTCAACTTTATTTAAGTCTACCAATCCGATGTCTAATCCCTTTTATGGTTACCGGGGGATGATATTGTTGCGGTGCAAAGATATAAAAAAATTGAGAAAAAAAAATAAAATGGGGAAAAATTTTTTTTAACCTTTATTTGTGAGTGTGAGAACCTCCTTGTCAACGACCCCTGTGTTTAATCGATATTTGGGAGTATCCCCTATATCAAACTTATTAACTATGAAATACATAATTACTAAGTTGTATGATACTTGTATCTTACTCACTAGGAGTATGGAGTTCGGTAACGGACAGTTCATCACCAAAGGAGAACCTATCTTTGTTCATAAAGGTAGTCAGTTCTCTTTAAATGTGGGAGATACAGTTGTCATCACTAATCCAAAGTTTGAAACATCAACAGTTATCGATGAAGATAATCCAGAGAAGACTGTTGAGTTCAAATGGTTAGTGGACGGTGAAGTACAGTAGTCGTCACATCCGTAGGAATAATCCACCTATGTCATCGTCAAACGGATTTCACATAAACCAATCGTTACGTTCGTGAGTGTACACACC